ACGCTGGCCCGCACGCGCCGGGCCGCCACCGACTCGTGGGACGTGGCCATCGACGTGATGCGGGGCCTGTGGGTCAAGCACACGGCGGAGCAGCGCGGTGATTTTTCGCATTTGGAGCGGGCCCATGGCTAAAACACTCTGTCATGGCTACAGTCATCTGCACACGCACGCGACGGTTGCCGACAAGCAGGCTCGAGCACGGCGCTCGGCCGGCAAGATGGACCCGACGCGCACGGCGCTAGTCCGGAAGCAGTTTGAATCGGAGCTGCGGCGACGATTTCAGGAGCTGATGGCGCTGATCACGGAGGAGATCGTTGATGGTGACGGCTTCGGCCTGGTCAATGGCCTGGGTATGATTCAGGTAAATGCGCGGCGGTTCGACTTTCCGCGCTCCGGTGATAAGGTGTCGTCGTTCATGCGGTGGTTGAAGCGCGAGCAGAGCAAGGGCGTACTGGGCATCGCCGAGGGCACCGACATCGGCGCGAGCGCACGTAACGCCTGGTCGAACGTCTATATCGACACGGCCTACCAGCGCGGCATTCGGCAGGCTGGCGCGCAGCTGCGTAAGGGCGGCGCACAGGTCAGCGAGCGCTGGGTGGAGTCGGCGTTCAACCGGCCGATCCATGCGGACCGTGTCGGGCTGATCTACACGCGGGTTTTTGACGAGCTGCACGGCATCACGCAGACGATGGATGCCCGGATATCGAGGGCCCTGTCGCTCGGGCTCTCCGAGGGCAAGAACCCGCGCGACATCGCGCGCGATCTGAATAATGAAGTAGATATCGGTCTGAATCGTGCTCGGATGATTGCCCGGACCGAGGTCGTATCGGCCCACGCCGAGGCCAGCTTGAATGCCTACACCGAAGCCGGTGTGGAGGGTGTGACGGTCGAGGCGGAGTGGTCGACTACTGGTGATGACTTGGTATGTCCCTTGTGCGCCGAACTCGAGGGTGTTACGATGCCGCTCGAGCAAGCCCGCAATCTGCTGCCGCGACATCCCAACTGTCGGTGTGCTTGGGTACCAGTCATAGAAAACGCGCGCGGTGTGGAGCTGAGGTAAATGCCGAAACCGAGTCAAGGGGAGAGCGAGGCCGATTTCGTAAAGCGCTGCATCCCCATGGTCATCGACGAGGGAACGGCAGCGGACGGCACGCAAGCAGCAGCAATCTGCCACAGTTTATACGGCAACGTGAAAGACAAGAAGCCAAAAACATACGCCCAGACCGGAAAGCTCGCCGCGATGGTCGAGACGGTCAAACGCGAGATGTTCGACGGTCGCCAACACTTGGTGGTGCCGGCCGTCATGGCGGTGGCCGGTGTTCTCAACGGCGCGCTACTCACGCAGGAGGCCCTGATCGCGAGTGCCGACTCCTGGAACGGTCGCCCGGTGGTCGTGTACCACCCGGAGATGATGGGCCAGGCGGTGAGCGTGGCGTCGACGCCGAAGCTGTTCGAGCAGCGTATCGGCTTCATCTTCAACGCGCGCATGGATGCCGACCGCTTGAAGTCCGACCTGTGGATCGATCCGGAGCGGGCGGAACGGCTCGGCCAGAGCGCAATCATCGAGAAGATCGAGCGCGGCGAGCCCGAAGAAGTGAGCACGGGCTACATCGCCGACGCGGTCCAGGCCGCAGGTTCGTTCAGCAACGTCGAGTACACGATGCTGCACGAAAACATCAGGCCGGATCACTTTGCAATTCTGCCCGGACAGACCGGGGCGTGCAGCCTCAAAGACGGCTGCGGTGTTCCTCGAGTAAATAGCAGCTGCGGCTGCGACAATTGCAAGACGAAAGCTCAACGGCTAGTCGTCGATCAGAGTTCAGAGCAGACGCATACAGACGCGATGCGATTGCTCGCATTGATGGCGATCCTGTCGCGTCAGACGAGTCAACCAAACCTGAGGAGGTTTTGAAGCCATGGCGAAAGTCGATTTGAAGGGTGCTCTCAAGGTGCTGGCTGCAGCGATGCGTGGCGGCGCTTCCGAAGAGGCGAAGCCGGTGGACATCGTCGCGCTCGGCAAAGAGCTGGTCGCGAATGAGTCACTCACCGCGAAGCAGTACGAGCAGATCACGGCGATGGACGATGAGCAGAAGGGCATGGTGTCCGTGCTGCTCGAGGCCATGTTGACCAAGGCCAAGCGCGAGGCAGCGGACGACGAGGAGCCGCCTCCCATGGAGGATACCGCAGAGCAGAAGGCGGCCGCCCCGATCACGGCGGCGAACAAGGACAAGGGCGACGACAAGCTGGCCGACAAGCTCGAGTCGTTCCTCACGACCATGAACGCGAAGGTCGATGGGCTGGTCGCCGAGGTCGCGAGCCTGAAGACCAACCAGGGCAAGGCGATCACGGACACGATGAAGCGCAACGACCTGATCGCGCGTCTCGTCGCGAACGAAGCGTCGCCGTTCAGCGTGGCCGATCTGGAGGCCATGACGACCGACGTGTTGGCCAAGCTCGAAAGCAAGTTGCGCCCGGCCGACTATTCGGGCCAGGGCCAGTTTGCGTCGAACATGGCCGAGGGCGGCAGCAGCGAAGGCGCTGATGCGCCGTTGGTTGCCAACGCGGCCTCATTCCTGCTCAAAAAGCGGGACAAGAAGGACCCGAAGGGCGGCAAGGACGGCGAGCGCGCGGCGGCCTAGTCGAGCGCCGAATCGCAACAGCTTTTTCGAAACTTAACTCATAGAGGAATCACACATGACCAGTGCAACGACTCCGAAGACGGTCGTCCTGGGTGGCGTTTGCCACCAGCGCGAGGCTGTTGCTTCGGCCACGATCACGCCCGGGATGCTCGTCGCCGTCGCCGCGGGCGATCTCATCGCGGCTCACGGTACGGCCGATCAACAGGCGCAGAGCGCGTGGGCGCTCGAGTACGCACTCACCGGCCGCGGCATCGATGACGATTACTTGGCCGGCGACCAGGTGATCTACGGCATCGCAGAGGAAGGCTCGGAAATCTACGCGTTGCTCGCCAGCGGGCAGAACGTCGCGGACCGCGCGAAGCTCACGAGCGCCGGCAACGGCCGTTTGAAGGCTGCGTCGACGGATGATTTCGTGGTTGCCGAGGCGCGTGAGGCAGTCGACGCGTCGGGCGGTGCGGCGCGCATTCGCGTCGAAATCTCGCGCGGTCGCTCGAACCCGTAATAGCGGGCTCGGACCGACAGGCCACTTTCAAACTTCAACTACACAGAGGGACACTCAATGGATGGCGCAGAGATTTCAATGTTCGTCGGCTCGGGCTTCGAGACCGAGAACAGAATCCTGTCCAAGCGGCCGTATGTGAACAGCCGCGGGCAGGCCGTGGTCGCGTTCAACACCGGCAAGCGGGACAAGGATCACAAGTTCATCTACCGGGAGAAGATTCTCCAGACGAACGCCACGCTTCGCAAAGAAGAGTGGGTCGAGCTGGAGGAGCAGCTCCTCGAGTCGTTCCGTGAGCGGCTCGTCGGCGTCGAGGACCTGCGCAACGCAGGGCTCGTGCACCCGGTCGGCGGCCTCGGGGTCCTCGTCTCGGAATGGGAGACGGGCTCGGAGATCACGGACGCGGGCATCACGATGGACGGCGAATCACTGTCCGAGGAAGATCGTCAGGAGTTCGGGCTCGAGGGCGTGCCCATCCCGATCATCCAGAAGCGTTTCCGGATCGGCGAGCGCGTTCTGCTCGCGTCCCGCATGCGCGGGGCCGCGCTCGATCTGACGACGGGCACCGAGGCGGTTCGCGCCGTTGCCCGCACGTCGGAGAACATGCTGTTCTACGGCACGAACATCGGCACCACGCGTTCCGTGAACCGCGTTTATCAGGTGTATGGCCTGACGACACACCCGGATCGCGCGCTGGCGACAATCTCCGACTGGTCCTTGCCCAGTGTCACGGGCGAGACGATCCTGCGCGAAATCCTCGCAATGATCACGGTGATGGAGGTCGATCATCGGCGCTTCGGGCCGTTCGTCCTGTACATCCCCGCGGATTTCAGCTCGCGTTTCGCCGAGGACTTCAAGACCAACAGCGACAAGTCGCTACGTACGCGCGTTCTCGAGGACCCGCGTGTTCGCGACATTCGCGTGGCCGACGCGCTGCACGGCACCAGCCATGCGGATGGCGCGGATGTGGTTCTGGTTCAGCAGACGAGCGACTCGGTCGATATGGCGGTCGGTTCCGACATCTCGACCGTTCAGTGGGCTTCGGGCTCGGGCTGGACAAACTACTTCCAGGTGTTCACGGCCTGGGCGCCTCGCATCAAGACCGATTTCGATGGCCGCGCGGGCGTGCTGCACGCCACCGTCGGGACCTAGCATCAACGACTGAGGAACGCTTTATCGCGTAAAGGAGCTTCTATGGCGACCGTCTTGGCCCGCGTGACTCGAGGTATTTTCAATCGAGTCAAAGGCGGGGCACTTGTACGGTACCGGACCGGTGAGCAGGTCGAGGTTACCGAAAGGGAGCTCGAGCGCTTCAGAGACCGGCTGGAACAAGTGGGCGGGGCCGCAGCCGAGGATGAGTCGACCAAGGTGGTGCACAACCTCACCGAGATCGGCGCGGGCCTCAACGTTGGAGACGCTGCGGTGGCCGAGACTCTGGACCGAGGGCAGGACGCGGGACTAGCAGCGCCGGAAGTGCACGTCGAGGACGACACGGCCGGCGCTGCGGAACCAAGCGACGTGCCACCGGATGCGCAACAGGAGCTGGAAGCACGCATCGTTCGCGTTAATGCCGCGGGTGATGTTCAGGCTTTGAGGCTTCTGGCGTACGAGTTCGGCGTTGATGTTAGCAATCGATGGACGGCGGAGAAGACGAGGAAAGAAATCCTCGCCAAGCTCGGGTCGTCCTGAGGTAAGCGGCCATGGCGGAGACTTGGTTCCCGTCAGTGGCGAGCGTTCGGACCCTGATCACGACGAGTCTGACCGATGTTCAGATTCAAGAGATCATGGAAGACGCCTACGCCATGACGGCGCGGTGCATCGATTCGTTGCCTGAAGCGACGAAGTCGGCGATTGTCAAGTATGTCACCGCGCACATCATAAGCGGCCTCCCTTCAGCCTCGTCCATGACGGGCTCGGGGGCTGTCTCATCCGAGTCGCTGGGTGACGCGTCGATCTCATTTGCCACGAGGACGCTAGGCTCGGACCTGCGGGGTACAACGTTTGGTGAGACTGCCATCGCACTCGACCCGAACGGCTGCCTAAACCGGCTGGGTAAGGGGAAGGCCACCATTGATGTGTTGCGCTCGACGACGAGGCCGAGGAATTGCTGGTGACGTTCACCCCTTGGACTCGCAACATGAACGAGCGGGTCTGGTACTACCCGCCAGCGGGCAATGACGGGTTCGGGGGCCTGAACTACGGCGATCCGGAAGAGCGCATGTGCCGCTGGCAGGACCAGATCAAGTTGGTGCGTGACGCTCAGGGGCGCGAGGTCACGAGTGCTGCGGTCGTGTACGTCAATTCACCGGTCCAGGCCGAGGGGCTACTAGTCCGGAATCTGGGCGACTACCCGGAGCCGACGCCCCCGGAAACGGCGCGGCGAATCATCATCACGGGCGAAAGCCCCAGCCTCGATCAAACGCGGGCGCTGCACAAGGCGTGGATGGAATGACGGCGGCCAAACGAACAGGCGACACGCTGTCGGTCGTGTTGAACAATCTGAATCGACAGATCGGCGACATCAAGCAGCGCTCGAGCGCTGGTCTGCTA